TATGACCAATTCCTCAGCCTTCCATGGTAGGTGGGTTCGAGGCATTCCCCGTCTCGTCAATCTTGGGGAATTGGTTCCAGTAGGAGAAATAATGAGTTTTGCTATAAATCTTGATAAGCTGGTTGACGATGAGCGTAAAAAGAGATGTGAGGAAGCTGAACCCGGAATGGATTACGTATTCTATAGGGTGGTAGATTACTACGAAGTCATTAAGGTGGCCTCAGGTAAGTGGGCTGGGATGCGAACTGCAGAAGGGTCAGATGATGATGCCGTTTTTAGAACTCTAATAACCGCCATAGAAAAGGAATTAGCGTGCGAGTCTACGTAAAAGTCGTTGAAGGTGAGATGGAATGCGAAATCAACAGCGAAGTAGAGCTACCTTTTGAAGTTGAAGTGTCTGACGAGGAATTTCAGGTGTTAGTTCATCAACTAGGTGGGGATTTAGCTAAACTCATCTATCAGATGCTGGAAATGAAGAGTCGGAAGATACTTGTGGCTCCGGGATTGGGGAAATAGGGGAAAAAATGGAAGAAGTTGCGAAAATGAGTTCCGCGGGTATCGTTTATAAACCCACAGAGAAGCAAATTGAGCTACATCAATCAAAAGCTCGATTTCGCATCGTAAATGCGGGTCGAAGGTCGGGTAAAACCTTCGCCAGCGTTCAAGAAGTCGCCGAATACTGCTTTCGCAACAAGAACAAGCGGGTTTGGTGGGTTTCACTCTCTTTAGACGTTGCTGATAGAGGGTATAAGACCTTTTTGGAGCTTTTCGAAGAAGGAACCGCCGAATTCAACAAACGAGTGCTCAATTTGAAGCGTTCTCCTCCTAGAGAGATACGTTTCAAGAGTGGAAGCACTGTTACCTTCAAAACCGCTGAAAACCCAAGGTCTTTGGTTGGAGTGGGTTTAGATTTGCTCGTAATCGACGAAGCGGCGTTTATTCAAGACGAAGTGTGGTCCAAATACCTTCGACCGACTCTAACCGACAAAAAAGGTCGCGCAATCATCATTTCGACTCCCGAACGCAAAAATTGGTTCTGGGATTTGTATCAGCGCGGACTTTCAGATTTGCCAGAGGATTCAGAGTATGAAAGCTTCCACTGGCTCACTTTAGACAACATCTACATCCCTGAAGTATTGGATGAGATGCACCAGGCTAGAAAGGACCTAACAGCATCAGAATTCAAGAATCAGTATGAGGCAGACTTCCTAGACGAGGACTCAATGGTCTTTGCTGGGATTAGAGACTGTCTTTACAGGCCCCGGGATGGATTGCACCGGGTTGGAAATCGATGGTTTGTAGAAGAGAAAGCTAAAGCAGGCCAAGAGAGGGCTTACACTATTGGAGTGGATATAGCCAAGGGAACCGGACAAAGAAACGACTTCACTGTTATTCTCGTGTGCAAGTATGTCAAAGATAATAATATCAAAGGCATAGCGAAACTACAGAAAAAGGTCGTTTATATGGAGAGGATGAAAGAATCCTCATTAGTCGTGCAAGCACTGCGCATATATGACGTTTGGAATAAGTTTGGTAAATGCAAGGTTTATGTTGATGCTACCTCCATTGGTGGAGCGTTGATTGATGACCTACAGCGAAGCCCAAACGCTGTTCCTAGCCATAGGATTGAACCCGTCTACTTCACTAACAAGATAAAGACCGAATTGATTGGAAGACTACGTGCCGATATAGAGCATGTAAGAGTAAAGATACCCCACGAAATGAAGGTTCTGATAGACGAACTATCTGTATATGCCCAAGACTATAATCCCCGCACTGGGAATGTGAAATTCTCTGCCCCCGGTAGAAAGCACGACGATACTGTTATTGCTTTAGCTTTAGCTACAATTCGCGAAGATGTTGAGAAACAGCGCTACTTAGGACGAGTAGCCAGAATGAAACTCGGTTTCTAAAGGGAGAGGTTATGCCACACCTAATGACATGGAAGTCGGACACAGATGAAAACCGACTCAATCTTTACGTTCAAAATACTTTCCTATATAAAGGATGGTATGAGAAAGTCTGGAAGGAACTTAAGCCACCAGACCCAGAGTTCAAAACCATCGTTATGAATGATGCGGCGAACATTACAGATGCGATAGCTAACCTCCTCTTCCGAGAAGAGCCCGACTATAAGGCTGAAACCGTTCCGTCCTCACAACCAGAAATAGACCGAATCGTCCGCGCGACCAACTTCAACGCTACCCTCAAGGAACAAGGAACGTGGGGTTCTGTTCTGGGTGATATGGTCTTCTTGATTAGACACGATGGAACAGAAGTCAAGATTGACTTTGTTCATCCCAAGTTCTTCTTCGGGCAGTTCGCACCTTTCGATACTAATGAACTAATGCGAGCAACCTTGCAGTATCCTATCACTAGCGATAGTGGTAGAGTCAAATTCCTTTATCGTCAAGTTCATGATAAAGGTATTATCAGTAACCAACTATGGAGAGTTCAGGGGAACGAAGTTACTGAGCCCCTACCTCTTACCGACCGACCTGAAACAGCCCTACTACTTCCCACCATAGAAACCGGAGTCGACGCGCTTCTCGTCGTTCATGCTAAGAACCGAAACTTTCCAGGGGAACCATATGGTCAGGGAGATTACTCTCACTCCCTCAAGACCAAGTTCCGTGCTCGAACAGCCCTCATGACCCAGTTCGACTCTGTGAGAGCCAAGCATAGCAATCCAAAGCTCGCTCTGCCCCAAACCCTACTGGAATCCCTGCGTGATTCTGAGACCGGTCAGATTCTGGTAGATAGGGACGAGCTGGACATGATTGGGCTCCAGGAAGGCGAAGAAGTGAAATTCGTCACCTGGGATGGTGAGTTGAATGTTTCCTTGAAGGAAGACGATGTGCTGCTAACCCAAATCTTGGATGAAGCCAAGATTTCTCCCGCGCTGCTCGGTAAGAGTGAAGCGGGAATTGCTGGAGGAGAGACTGGTAGAGCTAATACCATGAAGATATTAGCCTCTCTTGGTCTCGCTCACTCCAAACAACAGTTACTAGAGCCTGCTATTCGAGACGTTCTGTTTCGAGCGCAGCTACTAGAGAACACAATAGATGGCGCTGCTAGGTATGAAGCCAGCGAGGTGAAAGTCATTTTCGCTGACGGTCTACCAGCAGACAGCCTGAACAATTCACAGATAATGAATATTCGAATCTTGAATGGAACGATGTCAAGACAAGAAGCCATTATCCGACAGGACGGGGTTACGGAAGCAGAAGCTCTTCGCATTATGGAAGAGGCTGCTAAGGAAGGGGTTTTCATTCAGGAAGTCACTTCCGGAAACGTAGAGCCCGCACCTGTTCCAATCGAAACTGAAGAATAGTTTTCGAAAACATAAGGAGATTCAACCATGACCGACACTGCAGAACTCGGTTCAAAGGGTGATGAGACTACCTCGGAAGAAACAGTCTCCAATGAGTCTGGAGAGACCAAAAACACTTCCAAAGACGATTCGCTGTTCAACTCAGGATATGGAAAAGGAGTAGCTACCGGAAAGAAAGAACTACTTTCTGACCTCGGTGTCGAAGACCTAGATTCCCTCAAAGAAGTCCTCAAGTTCAAGGCAGAGTTCGACGCTTCTCAGCAAACCGCTGGAGAGCAACTAACAACTGTGAAAGATGAACTGAAGGCTCTGAAAAAGGAAGTAAAGGGTTATCGAGAAAAAGATGATGCAGAAGCGACCGTGTTATTTGACAGTTTGTCTGAGACACATCAGGCAGCAGTGAAAGCAACCGGTCTCAACCCATCTCAACTGATTCCCATGATGAGAACTCTCACCTCAAAGAAAACTGAATCAGTAGGCACTCCATTTTCTCCCCAAACAAATGACGAGCAGACGACATCCTCTAAATCTACACGTCGCGGATTAGACCCCGACTATCTTAAAGACAAGCAAGCCTACATTGATAGGAAGCGTCAAGAGATAGAAAGACGTCAAGCAAATAGCTAACCATAGCTAGGAGGAAACAACTATGGCCTTTTCAGACCTCTTTAATGAGCAATGGGGTGACATCGCGTTTCAGGAGTATCTCTCCGTAGCGCAGATTGCTTCTGTTGCTAACAGAAATTACGATGGAACTATTCGCCGAAAGGGTGATGTAGTCCACGTCAATTTCTTCGACCCAGCATCTCTGACCGTTCAGTCCTCTTGGGAATCTGGCTCTGCCGACACCGACTTCGGTGACGTCAAGACAGTCAATGTTGACCAAGACCCCGCTGTTCAGGTAGAGATTATGACGATTGACACTCTGCGCACCAACGCAGACCTGCAGCAGGAAACTGCTCTAGCCGCAGCTCGAAGACTGGCTAACGATACTGACGCAACTATTATTTCCACAGTGTCTGGAACCGCTTCCATTCCGACTGCCGCTGTCACATCGTATGACACGCTCATCAATGCACGTGAAACCCTCACGTCCGCAGGTGTTCCTATTGATGGCAATGTCTGGTATTTCGCTTCGGCGGGACAGGCAAAGGCTCTCTTGCAGGATACCGACATTCAGAATGCCCGAAATAACGTCACTCTCCAGAATGCGCAAGTAACTGGTGAGATTGGCACTATTGGTGGCGTTCGGGTTGTTGAGCAGAACGTAACCGTTGGTGGTGGAATCATGTTCCACTCTGACTCTCTAGCCTTCGTTTCCCAGCAAGCAATCGAGTTCGAATTCGATAGCATGCTAGGTGGACAGAAGAAGAGAGGAAACGTCCTCGGTGCCTTCCTACTCTACGGAGTAGGCGTTCTCAGTCTTAAGGGCGCAATTCACATTACTGACAGTTAAATCAGTAGTGCTACAGCTTAATAGGCTCCGGAGACATTTCCCTTTTATGGTCTCCGTAGCCACCAGGAGAAACGATGGCAATCACTTCCAAAAACAGAGGGAGTTACGCAAGCAAGGTTTGCTCGACTATAGCAACCAAGAACCGGAACTCCTCGTATAGTGAAAAAGGGGTATGCGTCCCCACTGTCCCTGCCAGGTTTGTGTATGGTATCGGTATCTGGGGGCGCGGTGCTTGGGGATTAGGCACCGGAGATATCCATTTCAACTGGGGTCACCGGATTTATGGTCTGCAGACTTATGGTATCGGTTTAGCTGAACCGGATATTGTAGAGACCACCGTTTGTTTCACGACGATTGTTTCGAAAAACCGACGTGCCCCTATCACTCAAGAGAACTGCATAGACTGGACCACTGTGAATGACGGTTCC